TGCACCTTTATGTGCGCACACACTTCTCTGCACCCATCACCCCACTTATTTGGGAGCACTTGAAACCCTTGCTCAATCAATTGACTGAGTATGTCCAGGGGAAATTCGCGCCTCAAAGTGGTGATATTATGGATGATGCTATGGCAGAAGTCAAAGGCGTGATTTCTGATTGGCGTCGCCATCGTGATGGTCCCTTAGGACAAATGTTCGGAAATGTCGTGTCTATTTTGGTATCGTTTGGTTTTTTCCCTGAGTGGGAAAACAACGACTTCCAGAGCTCGTTCCTTAGAGCTCTAAAGGTTAAATCCTGGAATGTACAAAAAGATGCTGTCAATTTTATGGACATGGTCACCGATACTCTTCTCTTCTTCTTATCTCGTGGATATGCAGCATACCTTACTGGGGATTTATCCCTTTTGCTATTCACTGATAATGAAGCTCAACAGATGGAAGATGAGTATTCGTTGCTTGTGTCTGCACTTCCTCTTTTGGAAGCCGGACGTCTAGCAGACTTGGAGAAATTCGGACAGTCAATCATTGATGCTTCGGACTATGAGATTCGTCTCGAGAAGCTGATTGCCAAGATGATGCAACTCCTACCCACTGTTCCAAAGCCAGCTGCGTCGCAACTTTCGGCGAAGATTTTGAATCTTAAGAAAGTTCGTACTAAGTTGATTTTGGCACAACAACAATCTTGCATTCGTGAGAAACCATTCACGGTCATGATCCATGGACCTAGTGCTGTTGGAAAATCTGAAATCAATGCGAAGTTGATTAAGGTGCTTCTTTCACACAATGGTTTTCCGTCGTCTAAAGAGCATGTCGTTACGCTGAACGATGGTGATAAGTACCAATCAGAATATCACCCTTATCATAATGCTGTGACTCTTGATGACTTTGGAAATACCAAGGCAGACTTCTATGAAGGGAATCCCACGAAACCCATCATTGATTTCGCTAATAATGTGCCAATTGCAGTATTGAAGGCTGGTGTTGAGTCTAAAGGTAATGAGTATTTCATTGCGAAACTCTTTACTATTACGACCAATGTCAAGTCTTTAATGGCACATACGTTCTCGAATGAACCAGTCTCCATTCTGCGTCGTTTTGACGCCATCCTCGATGTGCGCTTGCGCCCCGGGTATGTTGACTCCATGACTGGAGGGTTGAATGGTGGCAAGATGAAGAAGTTCATTGAGGACGCGTGGCTTATTGATCTCCAGCGCGTGGAGATTATTCGTACTGGTAATAAGGAGTCAGGTATTAGAGATTCGCATAAGTTCGTTGACATTCTTAAGCAGGCGTCATTTGCTGAATGTCTTGAAGAACTGAAAAAGATGAGTGCAGAACACTATGCAGTGCAAAAGCGATTTGTTGCATCTGTTGAGAGTGCTTATGACCTTGATCTCTGCGAGCATTCTGATATGCCAAGCGAATGCCCATATTGTGCACCGAAAATGTGTCAAGACTGCGATCTTGAACATCAAAGTGGTGACATTTCTCCCGAAACTTTGAAAGAGATCCATGATTCTATTAATATGGACACTTACTGTGAGGAACGTTCTTTGAAGGACCAAGTCGCTGACTGGTATGACGAGTACTTTCCGCAGGAGATTGTTGACAATGCGGCCGATAAGATGAGATCCCTTGTTGATGTTATGCGTGAACATCAAGATGAGATCTTGAAAGGATGTGCTATCGGTGCTGTATCGATTATTGCCATTATTGGCGCAGTAAAGCTCTATCGTACCTTTTCCAATATGGGAAAAGAGCTTGAATTGCAAGGTAATATGACATCTGCTC